AAACCAAAACCATAGAAACCTGTACCAGGTAAAAATTTAAATTGTACAAAGTATTTTATTTTTTCTTTTGTTGGATCATCAGCTGTAAAGTTTCTTCTGATTGATAAAATTTTATTATTAGATTCTGCAATCGTTACAATGTATGGAAGTTTAATTCCTGTTTGTTGTCCATCAGTTCCCATGTCTTCAAAACCAGGTAAGTCTAAGTTGACATGCATTTCTAAAATTGTGAATTGATCTTCTTGACCATCTTTTGAAATACCCTC